TTACACCTTTATCTTGCCTCCTCCAACATCGCCGTTATACGCGAAAATTCGTATCTGCTGGCGTTGGTGATTTTCTTGGTTATATGCCTCGCCCTTCTGCCCGTACTTCGTCGTGGTCTTATTTTGATCTTGAGAGGCGTATTAATTATAGCTACGCGATTCCTCGTTATTACCTTAGATATCTCAAACCAGAAGACGAGGTTGCTCGCTCGATTGCCGCTGCTGACTCTTATGCACGTTTTAGCAAGTCTCCTCTGGTTAGACGTATTGTGTCTCTGTGCGTTAAGCGGTTCGCCCTCGATTCCTCCGTATCCCGTAGAGCGTCGTATACGTGGGAGCAAAAGCAAATAATGCGTTTTTCCGCCTCTTCTCGCAAGATGCCCGACTTTGATCCTCCCACTTGGTTAGATTTAGATATTCTCCGATTTTGGAGAGATCATTATAAACTTCAACTAAACATTTAATTTATGGGAAAACAACCTTTCATTTCTCACGCCGTAAACGGTTATTCTCGTTACGATGTTCCTGAGAGTAAGGCCTTTACGTGCACGCCGGGTATTTTGTATCCGGTGCGGATTGATTTTATTAACAGTCGAGATCGTGTATCTATCGAGCAAGGCATCGATGTTCGTAGTAACCCGCTCGCTGTTCCTACGTTCAATCCTTATACCATTCGGCTTCATCGTTTTTGGGTGCCGCTTCAGCTGTACCACCCCGAGCTGAGAACAAACAGCAGTAAGTTTGATATGAACGATTTGAGTTTGAATTGGATTACGGCTCTTGTCGGTACTTCCGGGACCACCACCCCCAATTCCGCTCTTGGCGCCACTCGCGCTTATCCTAATTCGCTTATGTCTTGGCTTCGTGTTTCCAACAAGACTTCGCTGCAGTTGGCAAATCAACCTCCTTATACCGCAAGCCTTCCTTCTGGCGCTTCGGTTAATCAGTGGGCGAATGCTGATTCTTATTTAGCTTATTGGGATATCGTCCGAAATTATTATAGCTACTCGCAGTGGGGTTTGTATTCGATCGCATGGCCTGCCAGTTGGTCGATTTTGGCCGATTCCTATTCTTTTGCCTCCGAGTCTACCTTTTTCAAGCAGGAGTACGCCAATTTAGAGTTCCTTGATGCTTATTTTGAAAGTCAGTTTTATCCGTCGGCTGTTTCGAGCACGAATAACACCTTTAATAGAGGCAATTTGTTCTTTCAAATAATCGGCTCTCAGCTTCAGGCTGGTGGCGATCAAAATGGTTATCCCGTCTCTACTACGCTTCCCTCTGGCGCTAATATTCTTGATGGAGACGGCCCCGCCGGTCAGTTTTCTACGGAAGTGGGAGCCAATTCCGTTACTTCCATTTCCGCTTTTTTGTTTGCGCATCCTATGGCCGTTGTGCCTTCGAATCCTGATCGATTTAGTCGTCTTATTCCCGTAGGTTCTTCGTCTGCTGTTTCCATGACGGGTGTAAACACTATTCCGCAGTTAGCTATTGCTTCTCGTCTTCAGGAATACAAGGATCTTCTTGGCGCTGGAGGCAACCGTTATAGTGATTGGTTGGAGACATTTTTTGCTTCCAAGATTGAACATGTGGACCGTCCTAAACTCCTTTTCAGTGCTTCGCAGACTGTTAATGTACAGATTGTTATGAATCAAGCTGGACAGAATAATTTTGGCGGTCCGAGCGTCAACGGTCCTCTTGGGCAGCAGGGTGGCGCTATCGCCTTCAACGATCGCCTTGGTCGTCGCCAGTCTTACTATTTTCGTGAACCTGGTTATATGATAGACATGTTGAGCATTCGCCCTGTTTATTTCTGGAGTGGTATTACGCCTGACTATTTGAACTACCAAGGTTCTGATTATTTTAACCCTATTTATAACGATATAGGTTATCAGGACGTTCCCGCGGCTCGGCTTTTTAGCAATGCTTCGGGCTCAAATCTTGGCCTTGCTGTCGCTTATGAACCTTGCTTTAACGAGTTTCGGTCGTCCTATGATGAGGTATTAGGCTCTTTGTCTTCATATCCTTCTCCCGTGTTGGGTACCCCGAGGCCGATCTATTCGTATTGGGTACAGCAGCGCTCTCTCGGCTTTTCGTTCGTAGGCTCTGCTGCAACTAACTATTATCCTGCGCTTTTTGTGGATATTGCTCAGGTTAATTCCCCCTTTGCTTCTAACGTAGAAGATAATTTCTTCATAAATATATCTTATTCGGTTCAAAAGAAGAACCTGATTAATAAAACCTTTGCAACCCGTTTGTCTAATCGTTAATATATTGATTGTATGGCACTTGATTGGCTTCTCGAAGACGCTCCCGCCTATGTCTCTCGCGGTCAGCGCATTCTTTCCGTCCTCGACGGTTCTGGCTCTGTTGATGTTCTTCCCGGTCGTCCGGACGTGACGGTTGAGCCTTCTGACTTTGAGAAGGGAGAGAGATTTAACCCTGAAATCGATTTCGATCCTAATTCATTTTCTCGTATGGATAAGTTCGACGGTCTCGAAGTTGGTCAGGAACTTATTGATTCTCAGCTCGATAGGTCTAAATCTGCCTCGAATTCCTCTGATCCTGAAGAAAAATAGTATATCCTTTACTTGAAGATATATGCTACGTGCGCGAACCCCTTCTGCAAGAGTCCGTGAATTGCTGAAGGTTATTGGTAACGACTGCAGGAGAGGTCGCGCATTTTTCTATCGTTCTTTAAATTTTATTCCCATGTCTGATACAAAACAACCTTTTTATAAGTCTAAGGCTTTTTGGACGCTCGTTTCTTCCATTGTTGCCGCCTTGGCCGCCTTTTTCTTGTCGTCTTGCGCCGCTCAGGCCAGAGTGCAATGTAATGGTGTGCACATCGACACAGTGCGCGTCGACTACATTATTCGTTCTAATAATTTAACTCGCATTTAGTATGGCTATCCCCGTTGCTGCTGCCGCCGGCGCCGCATCTTTTGGTCGTTCCCTCGGCGAATCCGCTGCCTCTACCGGTACTAACGGCTTGATTAATGGCTTTTTAGGTCAGCTTTTTGGCGGCATGAACGCCCGTCGTCAGTGGAAATTTCAGCAGAAGCAGATGAAGCTTCAGCAACAGTATGCTCTCGAGCAGATGCAGAAGCAATCTGAACTCTCTTATGCCAATTGGCAGAGACAATTCGATTATGAAAACGCTTATAATGATCCCTCGAAGGTTTTCGACCGTTATTTGAAGGCTGGCGTTACACCTGCCGCTGTTTTAGGCTCTTCGGGTGTCGGCGTTAACGCTACTATGTCAGGCGGTTCCGCTTCCATGCCTTCTGCTTCGGGTCCCACCGGTGGTGCTCTTATCAGCCCCGGCGCTTTCGCCCCTGGCGACCCCGCCGCTATCGCGCAGAATATGATGGCTCGCTCCTCGGTTGATCGCAATGCCGCTGCTGCTAATCGTGATAATGCTGAGGCTGAACTCATGAGAGGTAATACTCATAGTGCAGATTGGCGAAAGGAGATGGATAATTTAGAGAAGAAGTCTTTGGAACATCACATTGATAATGTTTCTGAATTAATTCGCCTTAATCGCGCTTTGGCTGACATTCATGCTGCTGACGCTGAGTATGCCGATCTTATGGCCACATATAAGTTTCAAGACTTTGTCTCCATGTACGCGAAGCATGTTGAGGAAGCGAATCAGATCAAGAAATACAACGACAAGTACTTTGATTCCGTTTACGCTGCTCAAATCGCTCGGGACTTTGCCGCTGCTTACGAATCTGCTACCTCCGGCGATGTCTTGAACGTTGAGTCTGAGATACGTAAGGTCAATCTTGCTGATCTTCGCGAGTGGTTTAACCTCAATTGGGATTCGGAAGTTGACGTCCCCGAAGTTAACGAAAAAGGTAAGCCTACCGGTAAGACAATAAAGATGACGGGTCGCCAGATTCATCAGAAGCTTATGGGCTTCGCTGCTTCGGAAGGTGAACAAGACCTCTCGGGTCGCTGGTTTCAAAACCGATCCAGCAAGAATGCTTTTGGCTATAGTTTGGCGAGAACCGCCTTGGTTGGTGCTATGGCTATCGCCGGCACGGCCGTGTCAAAGCGCCCTACTCCCATTGATTACGATGAGAGTAAAGAGATTTACGGTAAAGATGGCAGATACGCTGGAACTACGAAGGCCAGCCGTCGCTATGTGAAGTAAAATTGAACAATTCTTCCAACCTTTCGAACTTTGCGTTTCTCTTTTCATATTGTATATTTGCGTTGTAAACCAATAACCATATTACTATGAAAGCAAGTAAAAATTCTAGGCTCTCTGACCTCTCTGTTGATGTTCTCGAGTACGTGTTTATTGAATGGCTTGTCCGCCAAAATTCATTTGCCGCGTATAAAAGGAATTACGAGGTATTTCACCCGAATCATCGATCTTTTCGTGACAATTTGCGCATTAAACTTCGCAGCGTATGTCGTTTGCGCGGCGGAGCTGCGGAAGCTATTATTGCTACGTCCTTCCCGCTTGCTATGACGCCGGAAGGTTATGACTTTTGGGTAGATCAGTCGAACCTTTGGTGTAGTTTTTGTGGTAAATTCAAGTCTATTTTTTAAATTATGTTATTATGACACAGATTCATGTTATTATTCGTCGAATTAATCCGGCTCTCAAAATTGATCTCGTTCAGGTAGGACACCTCAATGACCGACAGTTTGAGCCTCTCCCCTTCGGTGTTATCGCAGACTCTCCCGTTGCGCCCTATTTGAAGAGCTCGGATATCAGTGACTCTCTCTACGTTAACCACTCGGATATTTCTGGCCTTGTTGGTGTTTGCGAGACCCTTCCCGACTTCTGCATCGAGTTCTTTGATAATACGATCATTCTTATGTTTAACCTTAATATCGATTGCGATGAAAGCCCGTCGGAAAAAGAAGGGGAAAGGGACTAAAGTTGTAACCCGTCCGCTTGGAGGTCGAGTCCTTTAGCTCGTTGGCTCCCAGGGGAGTCTCTCCCCTGGGATTTTTTTTTATCCTCAGATTCACCGAACTTGTTCGGTATACACATTGCGAAGTGAAGCCATGGAGCTCGAAGACGCGCAGCGTCCCGGCCGTTAAGGCCGTCGAGCGGCGTAACGGAGCAGTTCTCGTGCTCGAAAGTACCGTCTTTCGAAGCGCAAGGTATTACTTTTCGATTATGGATTATTTTGACTTTCGCCCCAGGTTTTCTCCTGTTGTTGATAGTATTGATTATCGCTATTCTATTGGCGCATACCGAGGCAGGAAACGAGTTATTATTGCTTGGTTTGCCGACGAGGCGCCCGCGAATGATTACCTTATTCGTTGTCGCCTTGATCACCCTGGCATTAAATTTGATTGTCTTCGAAGTTTACTCTAATGCCTTGCTCTTCTCCCATATGGATACGTAACCGTCGCTATTTTGACAAGAAGAACCCTTGCCGAGATGGCTCTGATGTTGCCAAGTCCGCGCTTGCTCTTCGCCCTTGGGACATTTCCCGCCAATGGTTGATGGTTCCGTGTGGAAAGTGCGAGGATTGCTTGCGTCGTCAGCGTAATGATTGGTTCGTGCGTTTAGAGCGTGAGCTTGCTCGATGTAAGGCTGAACGTCAACAGGCGATTTTCATTACGATTACTATATCGCCTAAATATTACAATGAAGCTTTGCTCGATCCATCCTGGTTTATCCGCCGATTCAACGAGCGACTCCGCCACAAGCTCGGCCACTCGTTTAAGCACGCCTTTTTCCAGGAGTTTGGCACCCACCCAGAAACAGGAAATGAGCCTCGGCTGCATTTTCACGGCTTTTTGTTTGGCACAAATGTGCTCTATAATACTATTCGTTCCGCTGTTCGAGACCTTGGTTTCGTGTGGTTGGCGAAAGCTACTCATAAGCGCGCTCGATATTGCGTTAAATATGTTACTAAACAGATTCAGTTTAACCCCGAAGAAATTTCGGATAAATATGTTACCGTAAATGGAAAGCTTACACCTTTATCTTGCCTCCTCCAACATCGCCGTTATACGCGAAAATTCGTATCTGCTGGCGTTGGTGATTTTCTTGGTTATATGCCTCGCCCTTCTGCCCGTACTTCGTCGTGGTCTTA